CAAACAAGAAGGCAAGTCGGTCTCCAAACCCAAGTATACAGTGGTACGATAGATAAGTAATTTTAATGGTAGTAAACTCTTAAGTAAAGGCGTCTTGGGTCGGTCTCCAAACCCAAGTATACAGTGGTACGATAGATAAGTAATTTTAATGGTAGTAAACTCTTAAGTAAAGGCGTCTTGGACCTACCGTATAGCATAAATACTTTATGCTGCACAAACACCACATAATACCTAGACATGCAGGAGGAACAGATGATCCTTCTAATCTAGTTGAACTTACTGTGGCAGAACATGCCGAAGCTCATAGGTTATTATTTGAACAATACGGTAGATGGCAAGATCGTGTAGCATGGTTAAGTTTATCTGGGATTATAAAAGACGAAGAAAGAATTAACGAATTAATAAGAAGTTGGCGTGGTAGGAAACATACTGAAGAAAGTAAATCAAAAATTTCTGTCTTTCAAAAAGGAAGAAAACATAGTGAAGAATCTAAACTAAAAATTAGCAAAAGTTTGAAAGGAAAACCATCTAAGTCTAAAGGTAAAACCAGATCAGAGGAATTTAAACAAAATGTTTCTAATCAAAAGTTAGGAAATGATTATGGTAAATTCTTTAAAGGAAAATCGTGGCACAAAGATCCCGTTACTGGTAAAAGAGTATGGGATTAAAAACAGCGTAAACATTTAAGTAAAGGTGTCTTGGACCGGGGTTCGATTCCCCGATGCTCCACCAACTATGGGGCATATCGGTTTCGACAAGGTAAGTAATAGTCAAAATGCGCTCGACAGGCGAATGTCGTTAATATAGCAAAACATATAAATGCTAACGATAGCGTTTACGCTTTAGCGGCCTAAAAAACTTGCTAAGCCGGGGTTGGTAACCTTGTCAAATAATAACCAGAAAAGGCTCGCAAGAGCCTTTTCTTTTATAAATATTGGTATGATTCCCTTATATGTCTCTTACGTAGCTAAACTTCAAGGTGTGTCAGTCAACCTTAATAAAATGACGTTTGACTACGAAGTTATCAAAGACCGAATTCAAGACAACAAATTTTACTTAATGAAAGACAATCAGTATGCTAAAGAAGCTGATTTGTTGGAATACACAGTCAATATTATAGAATATATCAGAAAGTCGGTTTTGTTCAACATCATAACTTACGAAGTGCTGCGACCTAATACTGCACTACCGTGGTCACTAACATCTGACAAGTACAGTCATCACATTCCACTTGTGACTAACGGGGGTTGCTGGACTGTATACGAGAATAATACGTTTCATCTGCCCGCCGACGGGACAATCTATACTGTAAACAAAGGCAAAGGACACAGCTTTATCAACGCGGGGCTAGAACCCAGAGTGCATTTGACGTTAGAATAAATAGTAGATGAATCTCAAAGAACTCCATTCCTTCAAAATGTCAGATGCGGTCAAGTTTCACGACCAGCTAAATCCATCTCTTTTTCACGGGCAGCACTTAAACCCTGTAATTAGAAAAAAACTGTTAGCAATAGCAGAAGACTTTTTGAACAATTTAGGAGTCAGTCCATTTAAAGTCAAAGATGTTACCATGTCAGGGTCTAATGCTGCATATTCTTACACCCCGCATAGTGATATCGACTTGCACGTTATCGTAGACATGGATCAATTTAACAATGATGAGGTTTATCAAGAACTATTCAATGCTAAAAAGACAGTCTATAATGATAAGCACGACATAACAATAAAAGACATTCCAGTAGAATTGTATGTTCAGCCGGCAAGTGATCCGCATGTGTCATTGGGCGAATACAGTATAATGAATGATCACTGGATAAAATTCCCACTAAAGCGCAGGGCAAACTTTGATCAAAACAATACTAGAGCCAAGTATCAACAACTAAAAAGTTTTTGTGAACTTGCACTAAAAGAACGAGACCTTAAAAGAGTCAGCAAGGTACTAAAAAAGATAAAGCAATATCGTAAAGCAGGTTTGGCTAACTTTGGTGAATTCGGGCCTGAAAACTTAGCATACAAGATGGTAAAGAATCAAGGATACTTGCAAAAGTTATATGACTTGCGAGACAAGTTGCATAGTGCAAAACTAAGTTTTGAAAACATGTATCAGAATCCTGAAACTATCAAAGAAACAATAGGCCCGCATGAAAAAAAAGAATTAAAATTAATGTTACATGGGGATAAGCCTGCTGCTATCATAGATTATACCGATTTAAATGAAAAAGTATGGCAGAACGCCATACAGAAAAATAATTGGACAGTAGAAACTATAGACATGAGCAAAATACCTCCACGAAAAGGTAGTATTTGGGCTAGCACTGCTCCAATGATTATAGTTAGTAAAGACCCTAATGTGGCTAAAAGTATAAAACGACTGATGCTTGCTACTTTAGGAAGTCCCGATGAGGCTCCGGCATCATATCATGTTCAATTAGGCAGATTGCTAGGTTACAGTGAAGCAGATATCCAACACTTTTTAAAACACGTTGGATATAAAACTGATATTTCAGAAGAGACTGCTCCTAAAGAAAAAGTGTTCTATCATGTTACGACTACAGATAATGTTCCTCGAATAAAGAAGAAAGGTATTTTACCATTACAGCCTAGTAACTGGGTGCAAGCAGGCACAGGGGAACGTTACGGCGGTGGTGAAATATTTGCGTTTGACAATCTTCCCGACGCTCAAAGTTGGGCGGGTAAAATGGATTGGGAATTACACAAGAAACTGGGCACCGGCAAAATATCAATCGTTAAGTTCACTGATGATAACGATTGGGAAAAAGATACTGCGCCAATGGTTGCTTATAAAGGCAATGCGTTAAAGAGACATGGCAGAGTTAAGCCAGAGAATATAATAGATGCAGTACCTTTGACTTCTGATGCACTTAGAAAATTAACCTCATCTAATACTATAACAGAAGAACGAACTACCTTACAAAAAATGTACGGTAATAAGTTGCCTGAACGTGATGAAATATTTTGGAATTATGTTTCTACTAGAGATTTAAAAAAGCCATTAGTCATCAAAACTATGCCTAAGCATAAAGTAAAGATACATTTGCTTGGTCAATACCGTGTTGAACATATTGATGATTTAGTAGACCGTTTAGACGATGAACAGATGGATACCTTTACTCACTATGTTAGTGATCCTGATTTATCAGATGAAGTAATTGTAATCGATGATAATAAAATCATCGATGGACAACATCGTGCGCTAGCAGCCGCAGTTAGAAATGTACCTATCAAGTATGTAGACTTATCAGACCCGTTAGATGATTCATCAGAGCCGTTAGATGAAGTTACTATAGACAATGTTAAAGGATGGGGAGCAGTACCTCATAATCAAGATGTAGACTATTTTGGGTTGCGAGTTAAAATGCGACCAAGTATATTCTTGAAATTAGCAGCACCTACCCATACTGAACCTGATGAAGAAATGACAAATCATATAAAGTCTGGTGGTGCGATTGGTGCACCTTTTCTTTATGTTCTGATGCCCGAAGACTGGGAGAAAGGTGATTATAGCATGGCGGCTAGAATTGGTGGTCATGAAGGCAGACACCGCATGAAAACTATCTTAAAGCATGAAGGTGACGATCCTGTAGAAGTTCACTTGTTCCCTATGAGCGGTTACAGAAGCAGACACTTAACTTCTGAAATTATCGATAACTGGAACAAAGGTTTGTATGCTGAAAAGAGTCGTGTAGTAGTACCTGGACCACTGTTTAGTGTGTCTGGTAATACACAGAACGTGACAGAAGCCTCGGAAGATATTCCAAAAATTGTATATCATGTAACTCCCACTAAAAATATAAAATCGATCGCCAAAGAAGGTTTAAAACCCGGCATAGGAGACAGATCAAATAAAATAATGAGAGAAAAATCTGGAATCTATGTATTTCCTAGTAGGCTGGCAGCAGAAGATGCAGTGATGAATTGGTTAGGTGATGAATTCGAAGATGAACCACTCACGATGCTAAAGATAGATACCTCTGGATTGGAAGATCACATTTCCAAAGGTGCAGGATATGAATTGATAATTGACACTATTATTGAACCTAATAGGATAAAGAAAGTCAACATATCACTTGAAGAAGCCTCAGGCTACATTCCCAGTTATGCCCAAAGAAACGACCCCAGATACAAAACCGCCTTGACATTGGATGTCCATCCTGATACAATGCGTAAGAATGCTAAACGATTTGGAAACAAAATCAGTAGAGCAGGAATTCCCCCAACAGCGAGACCAGACGGGAAAGTATAATGGACGAGTTTGAGTTTGAGACTGCGATAGAAGCCCGAAAAGTTTTGGGCGCAATGGGCGACCGAATGTACAAATCTGAATGTACCCGTTTCAAACGGGATCTTTGGACGCTGTATGAAAACATTTCCGGTATGATCAGTGAATTGGCTAGCCTCGAAGTCAAGGCCCGACAGACCAAAAATCCCCGAAAAATCCCAGACCAGCGCAAGAAAATCCAGGATGCGATGGTATATTTGGACAAACTTATTTTGATCCAAATTTTAATGCAATAGAATCAATGACTTACAGAGCCAAAAAGTTCTTGCATTTCCCTGCGACTTCTGTATAATAGATTCATAAGTTGATGTTGTTGATTCACTCTTACTAAAGGTACATACTTATATGGCGACTGCGATTTCTGATAACAACACCATTACGAGCGTTCAAGCCCGTAAGGCTCTTTTGAAGGCGTTCAAGGCAAAGCGACCCGTGTTTCTTTGGGGTACGATGGGTATCGGCAAGTCTGAGGTAGTCGAGCAGATTACTGATGAACTTGGCGGTCTTATGATCGATTTGCGTATGGCGCAGATGGAACCCACTGACATTCGTGGTATCCCGTTCTATAACAAGGATATCAACAAGATGGACTGGGCTGCCCCTGTCGATCTCCCGACTGAGGAACTGGCTTCTCAGTACCCGATTGTTGTCTTGTTCTTGGATGAGATGAATTCGGCTCCCCCTGCTGTTCAGGCAGCGGGCTATCAGTTGATTCTCAACCGTCGCGTTGGCAAGTACAAGTTGCCCGATAACGTGGTGATCGTTGCTGCTGGTAATCGTGACACCGACAAGGGCGTTACTTATCGCATGCCGATGCCGCTTGCTAATCGGTTCTTGCATCTTGAAATGCGGGCTGACTTCAATGCTTGGCAGGCATGGGCTGTCACTAAGGGCATTCACAAGGACGTGGTTGGTTATCTGTCGTTCGCTAAGCAGGACCTGCACGACTTCGATGCTAAGTCGGCAAATCGTGCGTTCGCTACCCCGCGTACTTGGTGCTTTGTGAGTGACTTGCTCAATGATGAGGACACCGATGCCGATACTCTGCACAATCTGATTGCGGGTGCTATCGGTGACGGTCTTGCTCTCAAGTTCATGAAGCATCGTCAGTTTTCGGGCAAGATGCCCAACCCCGAGGATATTCTCAAGGGCAAGGTGAAGGATCTTGCAGTCAAGGAAATCTCGGCAATGTACTCGCTGACCGTTTCTATGTGCTACGAGTTGCGTGATGCTGTTCAGAACAAGCGGGTGGACATGAAGGAGTTCCATGTCATGGCGTCGAACTTCTTTACTTACATCATGGCGAACTTTGAGACTGAGTTGGTGATCATGGGTGCTAAGATCGCACTCAAGACTTATCAGTTGCCGATTGAGCCGACCCAACTCAAGAACTTTGATCAGTTCCACAAGACTTACGGCAAGTACATCGTTGAGAGTGACAAGTAATGGAATTGGGACACGGTTGACACCGTGTCCCTTTTTTGATAATATATACTTTCAATACGAACGAGGTGTGGTATGAGTGAAGTTATCGGTGGCGGCAAAAAGTCCAAGCACAATAAGAAGTTTGAAAATCTTATTGGTCCTACTGATCCCAAGGTCGATGCTAAGGCTCGCGACCGTTTGATCACTGCTCGGGTTGGTCTGCTGCTTAATCATGCGTTCTTTGGCAATCTTGCTACCCGCATGAAGTTGATCAATGCTGACGATTGGTGCGGCACTGCTGCTACTGACGGTGTGCGTTTCTACTACAACTCCCGATTCATTATGCTTCTCAAGCCCAAGGAAGTTGAGTTCTTGGTTGCTCATGAGGTCCTTCATGTGGTGTACGATCACATTGGTCGTCTTGGCAATCGTGATCACAATGTCTTCAATATCGCCAATGACTACGCGGTAAATGCTGACCTCAGGCGTCACAAGATTGGTGAGTTCATCAAGTCTGTTCCTTGCTTGTTCGAGGCAAAGTACGATGGCTGGGCTTCTGAAAAGATTTACGATGATCTTATGCAGAACGCTAAGACTATCAACCTCGACGACCTCATCTCTAAGATGATTGACGAGCACCTCGACGGTGATGGTGACGGCGATCAGGACTCTGACGACAAGGATGGCAAGGACGGTAAGGGCAAGGGCAAGCGTCCTACTCTGACCGAAGCCGAACGCGAGGAGATTCGCAAGGAAGTCAAGCAGGCGATTCTTAGTGCTGCTCAGTCTGCTGAAGCAGGCAGCGTTCCTAAGGGCGTCGAGCGTCTGATCAAGGAGATGACTGAATCGATCATGCCGTGGCGCGATCTGATCCAGTGCAATCTGACCAGTGCTATCAAGTCGGACTTCTCTTGGATGCGCCCGTCGCGTCGAGGCTGGCACACTGATGCTGTTATGCCCGGTATGAATCCTGGCGAGGAAATTGACGTTACGGTCTTTATCGATATGTCGGGTTCTATCAGCACGGCTCAGGGCAAGGCTTTCATTTCGGAAGTCGCAGGCATGATGTCCTCGTTCGATGGGTACAAGATCAATGTTGCTTGCTTTGATACTCGGGTGTACAACTACCAGACTTTCACTAGCGAGAACATGGACACCGTTGATGACTATCAGTTGGCTGGTGGCGGTGGTACTGACTTTGATTGCATCTTCAACTATCTCAAGGAAGAAGGTAAGGTGCCCAATCGTCTGATCGTGTTCACTGATGGTATGCCTTATGGTTCATGGGGTGACGAGAATTATTCCGATACAACTTGGATCATTCATGGTAGCAAAGATATTACTCCACCTTGGGGAACTTGGGCCTACTATGATGACCATAAGATGTAAAATCCTCATAAAGTTGGGATAAAGATTTACCTGACTTCCGATGTTTTTTATAGTTATCTTTGTCTGATATAATCTGTAAATTGGTTATATCAGACAAGACATTTATGGGTACATCATTTATAAATCCTTCATCCACACTATAAATATGGTCTAAATGCCAGTCATCACTTCTTTTATTTTCTGGATCTAGAAGATGTTTATATTTGCGATACATTGTATCAGCATATTGTTGACACCTATGACGGTATTGTTGTCTGGTAAGACCATCCATAGTAAAATCTTTTTGTTGATGCCTTTCTCTCCATAAACCTATAGCCTTGTCAGATATTTTCTTTTTGGCACTGAGCATATGCGATGCGTTTTCTACCCCATATTTCTGTACCATAGTATTTTTTCTTTTCTTTTTTATAGCAGAACAGGAACTGGCATTTATAACCCCATATTTTCGTAATGATGTTGCCTGCATTCTTTCTTTTATCACAGGGCATTGGGCTGGTCTGTGACCACAAAGATATTTGCCGTTTTTAGCGATATATGTGTATGGTTGTCCGCAACCGTTATGGCAATAAATAATCACGCTGATGCTCTCCCAAGCGTTAGAGTAGTTGGGGACGCCAATCCCGCGAACTACATTTTATTTAGCCCGTTATGATTGTATAATCAGTATTAAGTTGTTAAAATAGTATCACAATGCTTATAAGAAGAATCGAAGAGATAACCATCTATGAGTCGCCAGACGGGGGTAAGACTGTTTACTCCCGTAGTTCTGGGGATCCTGAAAGAAAGTTAGTACTTCAGGATCCCCAAATTTCTTGGAAGGCCCGGTGGCAGAAATGGTATGATATTCTACAAGAAGCAGAGAATAATGCTGCTTTAAATGATGTAATAAAACAAGCGGAAATGATTTATGCCCTCATCAAAGAACAAAGATCCTAGAACGCATGACGGTAGACCTTTGATAGAGCATATCAAAGAAGACATTATGTGGCAAGATATACGCAGATTGGCTAAAACAAATCCTGCACTAAAAGACGCAGTGAGTAAAATGCTTATGATTTATAATTTGGTCAAGAGTGAAAAGAGTGTAGACCTATGATGCTAATTGGCACTAGTCTGGGAGGTTGCCTCCAATCTATCATGTGCGGCGAAGTGTCCAAGGATGACGTTTTGGTTATCATTACGAGGACTAGCGCAAAAGATTTGGGAGAACTTATTCAGGTAGTTACCTCTTACCATAAAGAAGGTAACGCTTGGGCTTCAATCAAAACAAACTATAGCAGACTGCAAGAATTCGAATTGAGCAAGGTAATTGATTTGTTATGGGAGTTATACCATGCCGGTAAAATCCATCAACCTGCTTTGTTTATGGAACACAGTGGTTTTGTACACCCAGAACTTACCCGCGAACAGTTGTGGCTAGAAGTGGCGCCCGTGCCAACTACTCAGCATCCTACTGTAATCGATGCGTATAGCAAGTACAAGATGCTTGCTACTTTAATGAAATGATAGAAATCGACTATAACACTTGGTTCACTAATCGTGAACTTAAAGAAAAGCCCGTACACTTTGTACAGGCTTCCGCCCACGCTACGTTAGAAAGAGTGATTTGGGTACATGAAAATCTACGGGGTAGATTTTGCATACACAGAAAAGAACCTCCCCGGCTAGATTCATACTTCAACATAGTTGAAGTAATTTCCTTTGAAGATCCCGCAGAAGCCATGTTCTTTGACTTGCGTTGGTCCTAAATAAATATTACATCGCCGCTAAATACAATTAAATATCTCTATATAGGAGAATATTTATATGGCGTTTACAAGACATGTAGGCAAACACGGCGATAGAAAGGTTGCAGTAGTTTTCCGCGAAGTGCCCGGCGAGCCGCATATGGCATTGGTAGTTTATACTCAACTGCTGAATCAGAACATTCACGATCCGTTGATCAATTGCATCGATAGCGATATTGGTCAGAACAGTCAGAACTTGTCTGACGCACTTAATCGTACACATACTAGAGATGGCAAGATCATTTTACAGGTATTGCACTCTGAAGGCATGTTAAAGAAAGTGCAGACCGAGCAAATTATTATGACTCCGCAACCAAATACTACCATTAAGTTAAGCGACTTAAACAAGATGCTTGATGAAATGGAGAAGGGTGAAGCAGCAGTCAAGCGTATGGCTGAGTTAGATGCACAACGTGGAATACAAGATCCTGCCCAAGTTGCCCGTAGAATGCGCGAAGGCCGTGATGCACAAACTTCACCCTTAGTTGCTACATCCGGAGATGTTCTGGGTGATAACACACTGGCAAATAACTTACGTCAACAAGCAGCAAAGATGAACGCCGAAGCAAAGGGTTTGCTAGCAGAGGCTGATAGAATGATGAAAGAAGCAGCACTGTTAGATCCGACACCGGCTCCAGCAGAAGAACCAGCAGTAACTACTAAGGTTACTAAAGCAAAGAAGACCAAAACTAAAGTAACTGTATAAAATGTCTCCGGACTTCATTAAAAAATGGGAACATATATTAGCAGACGTTGAGAAGCAGAAAATTCCTGTGGAGTTTATTAAGAAATTAGTTATTAAACTCCGCGGGAAGCGTCAACAAACTATTAATATCAAGAAGTTCTTAGAACAGGGTCTAGATCCCTCACAGATCGAAGAGGCTGTTTCTAGAAAACTTCATGAACTGGATGAAATGATTGTTGGTGTAGAATTTGTGCTTAACGTAGAAACTATTGCTAATGTAGTTCAACCCGAAACCGACAAACTATTAAATAAACTTTAATTAGTAGGCGGATGCAAAGCAGCGTAATTGACTTTTTGCTGCTCATACCATGATTGCCAAGCATCTACCGTAGCAGCGCACACATAGTATCTAGAATAATTTAAAGAAACTGTATTCAGCAGATCACTCATAGTTACCTTGCTACCATCTATCTCAGCAAGGTCAGGGCATTTAGTAATAACATCTTTGGGCGGGTCAGGGAATTCATATTTTATAACAGGTCCACAATTACAACCTCCTAACAAGAATAATAGCGGTATTAGAATTTTTTTCATTTTTCTGCCTTATCTGGATTTGTGGCTGCATGATTTAATATGTCAATAACATCAGTGCTTGGTTTGCAGACCTTATCTAATTTATCCTTATCTGTTTTTATCTTAGTTTGAATTCCAACTAACGAATCATGAATATCTTGTAGTTGTTCTTGATAATCTGCGCTAACTTGCTTGATAATCTTACCTGAGTTAGTTTCAATGTTGTTTATGTCTTGTTGTATCTTTTGCATTTTGGCTACCCATTCAGTGTTAACAGCCAATCCGCCTTCAAGATACAAAGATAAAAATATGATTGAGATACCTAAAACTTTGAACTGTACTCTATATAGAGTAACAAATGGTACAACATTTAAGAAAAACCCTACGCTTCCTAACACTAGTCCAAAAAGGAATAATATGTGTATAAAATAGAATGACAGATGTGAGTATAGCCATATGAGCATACTAGTATTTATTCCTGAAGATAAATACTTGATACAGGATAAAACCATCATGACTATAGTAAACTATGAAATTATTAATGTAGGTGCAGCACCGAACGACGGTCAGGGCGACCCGTTACGAACCGCGTTTGAAAAGATTAATAATAACTTTGCTATCACTTTCAATACTGGTATATTCAATACCGCTAAAGTTGTTACTTATGGTAATAGTTCACAGACTATCTTTAGTTGGCCAGCAAATAATTTCACCCAGGCTACTTTTCAGATCAACTCGACTGATACTACGGCTAATACTCAGAGCGTTACGATTAACGCTACGATCAGTCCAGATTTGTCCACAATCAGATTCACAGCCCAAAACACACTATTTTTGGGAACTCCGCTTACTAACTATGATATGAGTATAGACTTGACTGGTAACATTTTGTTGAATGTTGACCCGCAGTCGTTTGTGACTGGACAATTAAATCATATTGTACAGTATCAAGTAATTCCAGCAGTAGCCAATGTTAACCTGTTCTTGGTACCCAATCAGACCAACAATGTTGCACTTGCTACTAACAATCCTAATCAGATATTGGTGACTTGATGCGATCCAGCGATTTTATATATGAGTCAGGCTGGCGTAAACCTATTAGCCCAAAAGACCAAGAAAGGATCAATAAGCGTCGAGCCAAAGAATACAATCAACCTGGACAACCTGATACTAGGCCTACTAATACAAAAAAAGCAGAAAGATCCATAGAACATCTAAAGAAAATTGATGAAGAAGTAAGTGAAAGTGCTAAAAAGAAAATAGCTGCCGCGCTGTTAGGTGTAGGACTATTAGGTACACCGTCTAAGATAGATCAGCAACATCCACCATTAGCCAAATCGCTCGTATCTAAAGCGGTAAGTGGATTGAACAAAATAGAACAAGGTATAAAAGATGCAGCAGAAGAAGCAGGGATCACTGGTCATGAAGTAGCACAAATATTAGCTCAAACTGCACAAGAGACTGGAGATTTTGTTCACATGCGAGAAACCGGTACTAGAGCCTATTTTCTGAAAAAATACTGGTACAATAAAGATGTTCGACGCCGATTGGGGAACAAGACTCCGCAAGATGCACTAAATTTTATAGGTAGAGGGTTTGTACACTTAACTGGTCGAGCAAACTATGATAGAATGGGTGACAAATTAGGCATAGATTTAGTAAACAATCCTGAATTAGCAGAAAGACCTGATATAGCAATGAAGATATTATTACGCTATTTCAAAGATAGAGTTGAACCTAATGTAACAGACTTTACGGATACAAATGCGGTAACTGACCAAATTAATAAGCATGATAAACCTGAAGCCAGACAGAACCGTGAAAATAAATACCAAAAGTATAAAGACATACTAGGGTTATAAGATAAATAATACTATGAGAGCAAGAGAATTCATCAGCGAAGGTACGAAAGGGGATGCACCTGCAAATGGTGATGATTTTGCAGAAGAGCATATGGCAGCAAGCCCGGGTGCAATCAGTATGCCTGATATCAGTGATAATAAATCTTCCGGCAGCCCATATAAAGGTTGGCGATTTGGTATTGCAATGGCTGGTGCTCCGCATTTCCCGACTCCCCCGGTTGGACCAATGGCGGGTGATCCTCTACTAACTTGTTATACAGATGTGGACATGGAAATCATTCAATCCGCTAGAGACTATATTGGTGCGGGTAGAATAAACAAACTAAATCGTCAAACCAGTCACGAAATTAAGAGTGTACATAAAGTAAGTCCTATAAAGGGATTCAAAGGTTATTAAAAAATAAATATCATCATTTTTAAGAATAAGTAGTTGCATACAACTACAGGATTTTTATGCAAAACATGATTGATATTAACCAAACTCTAGACTTGGTAAAATTAAAATTTTACAACGAATGGCTGTACACTGCTCACATCTATGATGAAGGTGATGGGCAACTTCATCAATCAATCACTAAAGAGGTGGTTAATAAGTACATAGATCCTTTGAATTTACCTAAAGATGCTACGATACTAGATATAGGAGCAGGTCCTGGATACTTTTTAGATGAAATGAAAGAACGGGGATATACAAACTTGACTGGCATAGGGTTGAGTCCCGGTGATAACAAGATATGCAGAGACAAAGGACACAAGATTAAAGAATATGACATGTCATTCTTACCTCAGAAAGATGGATATTATGACGAGAGCGTAGATTTTATATTTCTTCGTCATTGCTTAGAACATAGTCCATATCCTATTTTTACTCTTATGGAATACAATCGTGTGTTGAAACAGGGATCTAAGATGTACATTGAAGTTCCACAACCTGACTGTGAACGAAACCATGAACTTAACATCAATCATTATAGCATTTTGGGTGCTAAGCAATTAAGTGCTCTTCTAACACGTACTGGCTTCAACGTAGATCGTTTTCTTGACTTTCAGTTTACTGCTTTTTTACCCAAAGATATCAAAAATCCGGAAGGGGAAAAGTTAGAAGTTATCGAAAAGTATTTTTGCATAGTTGTTACTAAGGCTCGCCCGTTAGACATTAAATGATGCCTAGATGACTAAATAGTATTACTATATTATAGGAATACTAAGATGGCATCATATGTGTACACAGCGAATTCGTCACCAAACGCATCTGCTAATATTCAAACAGACAAGGTAAGAATTGCAACAACTAGTTCCCCGATCCAGCTTGTTGCAAGTTACCCAAATGTTGCAGGTACAGGCACGGTTACTTGCGCGACCACTTCTCACACAATAACTGGTTCAAGCACCACTTTTACTACGCAATTGAATACAGGTTACTGGATTGGTAACGCTACTGGCGCAACAGTAGGTATCGTACAAAGTGTAGCGAACAATACAAGTGTCACACTTACTGCTAATGCAGCAGTAGCCATTACAGGTGCTGGATATACAATCAATCCATTTGGTGTTCCGTATCTAGTAGCAACCGCAAATAGCACAATCATTCCTGCAAACTCAGTCAATAATAGTTTTATCGTAGGACAAGGAAACATTATATCTTATTTAAATGTTTCTGGTGCGACAGCAGCACCTTTCTCAATCACTGAATTGGGCGCAAATCATCCAAACACTGGTACAACTGGAGTATTACCTCCACCGGCAATCGCATAATTGACCTACTAAAGATTTAGTTTCTAAGAAGTAGCATCTCAGTTACTAAATACTTATATGAGTAACAAGTCAGGGCAAGGGGCACTAATCAAAAGCCCCTACGAAAAAACACACTTTGAAACACCTCAACAACTAGATGAGTTTGTAAAGTGCTGCGACCCTGATACCGGTTATCTTTATTTCATGGACAATTTTTTCTTCATACAACATCCTACTAAGGGTGGTATGAACTATCATCCATGGGATTATCAAAAACGTTTAATACACACATATCACAATTACAGATATAGTATATCGCTCATGCCCAGACAGTCTGGTAAGTGTTTTGGAATAAATACTACAGTTAAAATAAAAAATATTCACACCGGTAAGGTTGAAGAAATAACTATAGGAAAATTTTATGAACGATTTAGTAACTTGTCTAATTTGCTCAACAGAGATGAAGGAATTGCACTCTCATCTATTCAGAAAACACAATATGACAGTGACCAAATACAAAGAAGTCTATCCGAATGCACCAACTCGGTGCCAGCAGTTACTGGAAGCACAATCAAAAAGGGTATCGGGTTCTGGAAATCCTGCATACCAACATGGAGGGAAACTTTCTCCGTTTTCTCCAAAATTTATTCACGGGGATATATCGGAGCGAACTCAAATCAAAGCCGAACAGTCCCGAAAAGAAAATCAATCACATACTACTACTCTTGCATATTGGATGAAAGTTACGAATCAAGACGAAGAACAAGCGATTCGTATGCTGACAGATCGGCAAACTACTTTTTCTTTGAAGAAATGCTTAGAAAAATACGGGAAAGCCAATGGGTTGTTAAGATGGCAAGAACGGCAGCAAAAGTGGTCAAAGAATTTCAAAAAACAAAACTATTCAAATGTCTCACAAAAACTATTCCATTTAATAATGGAACATTATGCGTCAGATCAAGTATATTTTGCGACCTTGGAACGGTCGGATATGTTAGACTACCAAAACAAGGAATATCGGCTTTTATTGGATTCAGGCAAGACTGTTCTACCGGATTTCATCAATATAGCAACGAGAAAAATTATAGAATTCGACGGGATTTATTGGCATGGGCAACATATGGCGAACCCGCAACGGGAACTAGAAAGAGAACAGCAGATTATTCAAAGTGGATACCAGTTACTAAGAGTTGCCGAGGAAAGATACAAGAAAGATCCTCAACAAGTGCTTCAAGAATGTCTGAACTTTCTGAATCAGTAGAAAGAAAATTTATAGAGTCATACGAAATAACCGATTATGAAATAACCACTGACACAGGATGGAAACCAATAACACACCTCCATCGTACTATTCCGTACAATGTTTGGGAAATTAAAACTGTAACAGGATTAATTTTGCAATGCGCCGACACTCATATTTTGTTTGATGGCTCAATGAATCAAGTTTTTGCAAAAGACTTAACTATTGGTTCGCATATTCATACTGTTAACGGAATAGAAAAAATTAAACATATTAGAGAAACAAATAATATTGAAAATATGTTCGATTTAACTATTAGAGATGAAAATCACAGATTTTATTCAAATGGTATTTTAAGTCATAATTCTACAAGTGCTGCCGGATACTTGTTGTGGTACGCTATGTTCAACCCGGACTCTACAATTCTGATAGCAGCGCACAAGTACACTGGCGCTCAGGAAATCATGCAGCGTATTAGATATGCTTATGAAAACTGCCCTAACCACATTAAAGCAGGGGTGACAACTTATAACAAAGGCAGTTTAGACTTTGAAAACGGTAGTCGTATTGTTTCGGCAACAACTACCGAAAACACAGGTCGTGGTATGTCTATTACGCTTCTTTACTTAGACGAGTTCGCATTCGTAAGACCTACTATTGCTGAACAATTCTGGACTTCTATTACACCTACACTATCAACTGGTGGTAAAGCAATCATTACTTCTACACCAAATAGCGATGAAGATCAATTTGCTCTTATTTGGAAGGGTGCTAATAAAACAGAAGACGAATATGGTAACGTAACAGAAGTTGGCGTAAACGGCTTCAAAGCATACCGTTCACACTGGTCTGAACAGCCCGGCAGAGACGAAAAATGGGCTGAAGAAATTAGATCACAATTGGGACAAGATCGCTTCAACCGTGAAATGGAATGCGAATTTATCATCGCCGATGAAACACTGATCAATCCAAACACTCTAATTATGCTAGAGGGAACAGAACCTTCTAATAGAATGGGTCAAGTTAGATGGTATAAAGAGCCAACCAAAGGAAATTTATATGTAGTAGGGCTAGACCCAAGTTTAGGTACAGGTGGAGATCCTGCTGCTATAGAGATTTTTGAAGCAAACACTACGACGCAAATTGGTGAATGGAAGCATAACAAGACTAACATTCCCAGTCAAGTTAAGTTGCTAGCAGAAATAAACAGATATATTGTAGAAAAGACTAACGAACCAAACAATCTATATTATTCACTAGAAAACAACTCTATAGGTGAAGCTGCGATAGTTTCTCTGAACGAGTACGGTGAAGCCAATATTCCCGGGATATTCATTAGCGAACCGGGCAAAAAGCGCAGGGGTTTTAACACCACACACAAGAACAAATTAGCCGCATGCGCTAAGTTTAAAACTCTGCTAGAAAGCAAGAAGTTAAAAGTTTATAGTCGCAGTCTGATATCTGAATTAAAGACTTTTGTGGCTTCAGGTGGCAGTTATGCCGCTAAAGTAGGCGACACAGACGATCTTATTATGGCTACACTCCTAGTCGTTAGAATTTTACAGCAGTTGGGCGATTATCACGTAGATTTGGAAACTCAAATGCGAGACCACGACGAGTTCGTGGCACCCATGCCCTTCTTTGCCGTGCTAGGTTAACAAATTGGACTAAATATTACTATGGCAATCAATCAAGAATCCTTCAACGCTGGACTTTATGACCTCTTGAAAACTAGAGGCTATGACCCTACTCCTATCGACTCAAAAGGTCAAAACATCCCCGTACCGCAAGATGCTGATGTTTTTAAGTTTGACTTTAAGAAAGGTACAAACAACGGTAATGACAAAGATTACGGTCCTGTTTGGGCTACTATTGACAACGCATCTAACTTAATTCTTTACTACGATGACGATATTGCAGATAGCGGTACTGAGAATACTTCAGGCACACAATTCAGCGACAGTTGGCCCAGCCTCTTAAAAGTTTTAAAAAGATGGGCTATGCGAAGACAATTGGGTTTTGAATTAAAAAACAGAGACCACTTAGGAAGTGACATGGCACAACGTGAACGAGTAAAAAAGAAAGAAGCATTGGGTGAAGGATATCACTCGATGGGTAAGAAATCAAGTTACAATGATTCAGTTCCTGAAGTAAAAATTGTCATTCAACATACTCGTCAAATACAAGAAGGCGAAAAGCGTTACTATAACGTTGAAAGAATTTTTGTTGAAAACATCAATGGTGAAAGATTTGCACTTCCAACTCGCCGCCCTGGTATTGCTAAAGTATATGCCAGACATGTAGCAGAAGGTGGCACACCTTACGATGAGCGCGGCAAGCACATTACTGCGTTAGTAGAAGAATACACTAAGATGGCTGGATTTGTTCGCGCTACTAAGGGTAAACAATTCAATGAATCTGCACAAAGACTAGTCAATGAAGGTGTCAATCACTATAGATCATTGCGCGAAACTCTAAGCAAGATGATTGGCCAACGTGGATACAATACTTACTTTGAAAGTTGGACTCCTACCCTTATGGAAACAGAGGGCGACGAGACTAACATCAATGAACTATTTGTAAAAGAAACACTAGATCCTCGCATTGAAAGTGCAATGCCTATTCTTAGAAAGTTGAGCAAGAATATCAAAGAAGTCACAGAAGTAAAAGAATTAGAAGAATGGGCAAATACACTAGTTGACGAAGCCTCTGATTTAAAGTCTATTCCCGAATCAAGTAATGCAGATGTTGATTCATTGAGAAAAATGGTTGATTTTGTTCTATCTAAGATAAACAAGCGTTTGCACGGTAAAGTTACCGAATCAGAAGATGAGAATGAAGAACCTGAATTAAGATCCGTCATGCTTTCTAAAAATGCATTGCAGGATATAAAAGATTATCTAGACCAATTTAAAACTAATCCAATGCGTCAGGAAGATGAAGGGAAAGTTGCTCAGTCTATGATGATTTTAGATAAACTAACAGATGATCCACGATTGTTAGCGGCTTTGGAAGTGATAGGTGTGCCACGAAAATTATTAATGGATTTAGTAGAAAAAGCGCAATTGTTATTAGGTGTCAGTGATAGCAACGAATTGCACGAAACTACCGAGATTTCAGAAGGTGCAATGAGCGAAAGATTTACAGATTTGTACGGCGATGAATTTGATCCAGCCGATTTAGATAATGACGAACATAGAGAATTTTGCAAAAAGCACTTTGGTTTGAAACCTAAAGAATTTCTTAAAACATATGGAATGACAAAAGATGATGCTGAAACATCTTGGATATTCCCTAATAAATTAAACGAAGTAAATGAGGCAGATAATATGAATAACATGGATGATATGGATTTCTTTGATGAAGATGACTACTCACCTGAAAGCGTTAAATGGTATATGAGTATCATTGATGAGTTATTTGATAAAAGTAACGAATACCTGAAGCCAAGCCGCAAAGAACGTGTTAAAAATATAGTTAGAAATCAAATTGTCCATATTGATGATAGTAAATTTGATGAACAAAAGTTCGAACAAGCATACAAGCAGGCTTTATCTTTTTATAGGCCCGGCATTTCAGAAGGTAAAGAAGGTATTTGGCAAGAAGTTGTCAGTGCATTAGCAGCAGGATTTCCAGACTTAGATCCTACTGACAGTTTAAAGCCAGTTATGAAGAAGCACAAAATGTCTTATCAAGCCTTAGATGATCTGGCTAGAGAACATGATTACAGGGGCATCGATGACTTTATAGATGAACTTAGTCAACAGTATGGCCGAGACACCCAGATAGAAGAAAGTAGATGGACTTATGGCTGCGGGAAAAAAATAACAGTATTTGTTCCTAAAGGATACGGCTACAAAGAAGTTACAAGACCATGTGGTAGTACTGCATATGACGGAAGCGTAAATCAATGCGAGAGATGTGCCAGAGATCCAAACAAAGATCCAGGTATGACACCAGAGTATGGTGACATTGAGCATATGGATGATCGTGACTATGACAATGATCTTGAAGAAGGATTAGACCGTAACCAAAGACGCGCAGGACAATTAGGTCCAACTGACAAAGTAGGCAAGAATGAAAAGAAATTGCGCGGCAAACTAGTTGGTAACGAAAGTAGAGAATTTGACGAAGAATTGTTACGAGAAGAAATGTCACGTACAGGTAAGAAATGGCTTGGTGCTGCTTTAGCACTTTATGGGGCATCAGGGCTATTAAACTACTTTGCTAGTAATTCAACATACAAGCACGATCCACAACTTCAACAATTGGTTCAATTATATGCTAAAGCAGAGAAAGCTCATGACGAAAAGAAAATGGAAGAATACAAACGAAGAATTGAAGATCAAAAAGCACGTTTAGATGCAGGTAAGGGCCCAGTTCGTGATAAGTACGGCGATCCAAAAGAAGTCGTTCCAGAAGAGTTACAAAGAATCAAAAAACTATCGGGATTGTAAAATGTCTATATCTGAAGAAATAAAAAAACTTGCTGAAACGCTATCACATATTGAAGAAGGTGATAGCGTTTCTCCGATGCATGGAACATTGGCCGATTTAGTCAATATTGTTCGAGGAAGAGATCATACTTATAAAGGAACCCAGGGTTGGGGATCTAAATTTGGCTTGATTAATCAGCATAAAGAAGGTGAAAATGGTATAATTGTTTTTGCTGATAGTGGTTTAGGACAAATTTGGATTAAGGTGCCCCAGAAGAATATTGACCGAGCTAAGGCCGGCGCCAAAACTAAAAAACCTGATCTTTCTACACTAATACCACTAGACGGGGTAGAAGTAAAGTATACAGACGATGAACAAAATATTAATTGGCATGGTAGCGCACAGAATTTTATTCCGCTGTTCAACAAGGGTAAATTCCCTCCGCCATTAGTAGCAGCACCCAAAGATGAAAGTCAGCATTACTATCAAGGATCAAGTTGGGACAAAGCAGGAACACTTGAGCGCACTTCTCTACCTGAACCAGAACCTGATACTAAATCGCTATATCGTCCCGGTATCAGTTCGGATGAAGTTGTTGATATGATGAAAAAATCAGGACAAGATGCCGATCAAAAAGTAAAGCAAATTAACAGAGATTTAGAGCGAGATATAAAAGCTCTAGATGAACCCGATTTCAAGGACAAAAAGGCTAAGCCTCCAGGAATAGGACCTGCTAACGATGATGTATACGAATCACTTGCAGAACAAATTAAAGCACTTACCAATACATTGGCTAAGTTAGAAAAAAACAAAGATTAAAAATCTGTTTTCCCTTAAAGGCGATAAATACTATTGACAGATCAATTGATTAGCGTATAATCATTGATGTGTTAGTTGTCTCCGACAGCAAAACATAAAGCACAGTATAAAGCTCAACATTTACACATTTAAGGAGAAAAACAAATGGCAAATTTAGCAGAACTACGCGCCCGTATCGCGGCACAAGATAGTAAGTCCCAGAACAGAGGGTCTAACTCACAATCAGATAATGCAATCTATCCACACTGGAATATCGATGAAGGTGCTACAGCAACTATTCGATTCCTTGCAGACGCTGATTCAACTAATGACTTCTTTTGGGTAGAACGTCAAGTAATCAAACTTCCCTTCAATGGTGTCAAGGGAAATCCTTCAGCAAAGCAGATCACAGTTCAAGTTCCGTGCATGGAAATGTATGGCGAGAACTGCCCTATTCTTGCAGAAGTTCGTCCTTGGTATAAGGATGAATCACTCAAGGATATGGCTAACAAGTATTGGAAGAAGCGCACTTATATCTATCAGGGTTTTGTTCGCGGTAATCCACTTGGTAACGATAAGACTCCAGCGAATCCAATTCGTCGCTTTGCAATCACTTCCCAGATTCAGACTATTATTCGCGCATCTCTAATGGATCCCGAAATTGATAATATTCCAACTCATGAAGTTCATGGGCTTGATTTCAATATTCGTAAGACTCCAGGTAAGGGTGGATTCTCTGAGTACACAACTTCTAGTTGGGCACGCAAAGAGTCTCCATTGACTGAAGCAGAGCAGGCTGCTATTCAAGCGCATGGCTTGTTCAATCTTAAGGATTTCTTGCCCAAGAAGCCCAGCGAAGCAGAGCAGCGCATCATTAAGGAAATGTTCGAGGCTAGTGTTGATGGTCGTCCATATGATCCCGACAAGTGGGGCGTATATTATCGTCCATTCGGAGTAGATGCTCCCTCAAGCGCATCTAATCATACACCTGCTGCTCAGGTAACTGATGACGAAGAAGAAGCCCCTGCCCCAGTAGTGGCTCCGGTAGTTGTTCCACCAAAGGCTACCTCAAGCGATAAGGCTCAAGACATTCTAGCGCAAATTCGTGCTAGACAGAAAACAGTCTAAGGTCTTGGGGAGAGGATAAAACCTCTCCCTTCTTTAATGAGGGAACCTACCATGACACTACCAGATGAAAGATATAGAGCCATTAAACAAGGCAAAAAGTTACTAGAAGAACTGTGTGATCCAGGCAAGACACCTCGCGTACCTTCATTGGTCAGAGATCGTGCCCGTGGTGCTTTAAGGCATTACCCTAGTGATTATGAACTTGAACAGATTGCAGAGAACTGTCCTGAACTTCTTGACAGGGAACCTTTTTCTGTTAAAATAAAGAAAGCAAGATAGAGGAGAATGCTTTGACTAAACCATTTGATCCAAGTAAATTTAGAAAGGACATTACTAAGGCTATTGACGGTCTTAGTATTGGGTTCAACGATCCAACAGATTGGATCTCTACCGGAAATTACGCATTGAACTATCTTATCAGTGGAGACTTTAAGAAAGGTGTACCACTTGGTAAGGTAACTGTATTTGCAGGTGAATCAGGTGCGGGCAAGAGTTATATCTGCTCGGGCAACTTGATTAGACACGCACAAGAACAGGGCATCTTTGTGGTGCTTGTTGATTCGGAAAACGCACTAGATGAAAACTGGTTGCTAGCACTAGGCGTCGATACTTCAGAAGAAAAAATGCTAAAACTGAATATGGCAATGATTGATGACGTTGCTAAAACTATTAGCGACTTTATGAAAGATTACAAGTCTACATATGAGAAGACTGAGCCCGAAGAAAGGCCCAAAGTTTTGTTCATTATTGACAGTCTAGGTATGTTGCTAACTCCTACAGACGTTAATCAGTTTGAAGCGGGTGAAATGAAAGGTGATATGGGACGCAAGCCCAAAGCACTTACTTCACTTGTTCGTAACTGTGTAAACATGTTTGGTAGTTGGAACGTAGGATTAGTTGCCACTAATCACACATACGCATCACAAGATATGTTTGACCCAGACGATAAGATTTCTGGCGGTCAAGGCTTTATCTATGCGTCAAGCATTGTAGTTGCAATGAAGAAACTGAAACTTAAAGAAGATGAAGACGGAAATAAAGTTAGCGAAGTATTAGGTATTCGCGCAGCATGTAAGGTAATGAAAACTCGCTATGCTAAGCCGTTTGAATCTGTGCAAATCAAGATTCCATATGAAACTGGTATGAATCCACACTCGGGTCTTGTAGACTTGTTTGAAAACAATGAACTATTAAAGAAAGAAGGAAACAGTCTTGTTTATACTGCTGATGATGGCACTATTATCAAGAAGTTTCGTAAGGGTTGGGAACGTAACGATGATGGCTGCTTAAATACTGTGATGGCCGAATTCCAGAATTCTAATCAGAAAAAGATAAGTAATGTAAATTCTGAGGAGGTATAAGAATGAGCATTGAACTCATAGCCGATGTATGGGCATTACTTAAAGAAAATATCGATTACGGAACTCGTCGCTCATCAGCAGATGATCTTATCAATTTGCTGATTGATCATGACTTTAGTCCTGCTGAAGTTAAGGAAGCGTTTAGACGCGATCCTGAAATTTTGGCTGCACTTAAAGACTACAACGAGTTGCACCAAGATAATGAAGAGTACGAAGACGAGGAAGAGTACGAAGACGAAGACGAAGATGAAGACAATTGGTGATATGCTAGACAGCAGAAAGGACTTTGAATCAACTTGGTTAGCCGAATCCCCTGAAGGATTCAGCAATACCGAGATGATTGATATGTTATATTATAATATCAACGATCATCTTAAGCATGGACTTGAAAAGATAGACTTGGGTGACAAATATTACAAAATAGAAGGATCTCAAACGCTATATTACTGGTATGAATCACAGGGAGAAATACAACTAGCGGCTGAATTTAGCGTAAAACCACAAGCACTTGTAGTCAACGCTATTGGCAAGTTGCACAAGAAAGTTCCTCCCTATGCCACAGATTTATACAACAAAGTACTAGATGACCGAAAAAATATCACTGGCTCACTCAATAATATACGCTTACTAAGTGATAAAACAATGAGCGACTCTGGGTTAGAGATATGGAAAAAGTTGTTGAAACTTGGACATAAAATTTCTGTATATGATTCTTCTAATCCCGGGTCATCTTTTGTTCAGATAAAAGACGAAGATGATTTATTAAAGTTTTTTAAACACGATGATACAGATTTCAGGCGTTGGCAATATGTATTATCCGAAACAGCAGCATATGTAGAAACTAGAGCATTTTTTAATACTAGGCGAATGAGAGAATTAGCAGGCACATTGTGAATTGGTATTCAAAGGTCACAGTTGATTTAGCAGCAATACCTGACTTCATATCACACTATGAGGCAGAGTTACTAAAGGCTAAGTATGATGTAAGTATAAAAGGCAAGGTTGAAAAAAACCTTGCCGATTTACCCGGCATCACAGAATTTCGATTTAATCAACTTCAAGAAATTGAGGCTGTGTTAAACTATCTCAATATTCAATTGCGTAAGATCAGACGCAAACACTTTCAAAAATACTTAGAAGCATACAACCGAGCATTGTCTAGCCGTGATGCAGAAAAATATGTTGACGGTGAAGATGAAGTTATCGATTTTGAAACGGTGATCAATGATGTAGCACTACTGCGAAATAAATGGTTAGGTGTACTTAAAGGAATAGAAAGTAAGAATTTCATGTTGGGCCACGTAGTTCGTTTAAGAACAGCCGGCATGGAAGATGTTTCGCTTTAATAAATACTTGAGAGGTGCTAATTGATGGATAAGCAGACTAGTATCAACTATTTGGTCTACCAGCTTGAAAGCCTTTTTACCAACGTACTTGTCGCCAATTACCCAAATCACCGCGGTACTGGGTATACACAAATAACTTTCACTCATGATAAAATACCCGGAATCATAAAGTTTTTCAACCCCGAATTCATAAAAGTCAATACAAACAATGACTTATACAAGATTTATGATTCTGTGTCTCAAGTTGTCGAAGAACTAAAAGGCTTGACTTTAACCCATAACTAGTCTAGAATACATTCTAACAAGTTGACGGAGCGAGACAAATGGGATATCGTGTACTTTCGGATCGTGAGAGCAAGTGGAAGCCCCGCAAGGGCCTCGAGGGTCCGTACTTTTACCCCTCGGGCGCGGTTCTCTACTACGATCCCCGCGCGGGCCAGTACTGGGACCCAACTACTGACTTTTACGTTGATAATCAAGAAGTTGCGTTCCTCAAGCAGCAAATCTTTGATATCGTAAGTCGTTGATTTTACTAGGAATTTTCCTAGTAAAAAAGGCTTGACTTTTGGGTAGTTTGGGTTCATAATATAAACATACTGAACGAACGGAGATTGACATGAAACTTGTTATTCGGGCTACAGATCGCATTTTCAACATCCGTGATGTATACGTGGTCGAGAATCTTACAGAAGCACAGGTCAATCGGATTCAGAAGAATGGGATCCCGACTTTGACTAAATTGTTTCAAGCCGAACGGCACTTTATCATGCCGCTTGATTACAGTTTGGTTGAGGATAACGAGGATGTTACTAACGTTAGTACCATGGTTCCTCCGCATGTTCTCTCATATGAAAACGGCAACTGGGTATCTCGACGGTACATCACTGTTAAAAAAGTTATGGCTCCAGATTATTCCGGCGACATTGTTTATTTTCATGACCGTCGTATTTTGGGATCTGGAGTGAACGAGAGGTTTTGTATTCTCGGCGACGGCAGTATGGTCCTGATTGATGATTACAAAAAAGAATCATCCCCTAATAAGGCTGCCTAAGGCTTGCATTCTGCCCAAACTTTCTGTATAATGTCTTTATCAAATTGATTAACGGAGTCGAAAATGTCGTCAGTTGTTTGTGTTAAGCGCGGGTCCTATCGTGGCAACCGCATTGTGAATGCTAAGCTTAAGTTGGTCAAGGATTTTCAGACCGGCAAGAAGGGTTCTTACATTACTGTTAAGAACAGCTTGTTCCCGCACCTTGATATCGAGGATATCAAGATCAAGGTCGAATCCAGGCATGACTATACGTTTGTGGAGGGTGGGGCTGACCACTCATTGAGCGATTTCAATGTTGAAGTTGCAAACGATGCCCCCGAGGTCTCAGACGAGGAAGCAATGAATCGCATTGCTACTCGGTTCGCAGTCTTGGATGAAATGTCTAAGGCTTGCATCAGGAGTGACATTCGCGCTATGATCGTGACTGGTCCTCCGGGCGTTGGCAAGTCACACGGTGTCGAGCAGCAGTTGGAGGCAGTGAATGCCTACGACAAGTGTGCGGGCAAGCGTCCGAGGTTCAATATTGTCAAGGGTGCAATTTCGGGCATTGGTCTGTTTGCTACTCTGTACAAGTACTCCGACAGGAAGAATGTGTTGGTGTTCGATGACTGCGACGTTTGGGAAGATCAGGACGCTCTTAACATTCTGAAGGGCGCACTGGATTCGGGCAAGCGCCGTCGCATTTCTTGGAACAAGGACTCTCGTTTGCTTCGCCTCGAGGATGTTCCCCATCAGTTTGACTTCAATGGGTCGATCATCTTTATCACCAACCTCGACTTCAATGACCGTCGCTCCAATAAGATCAAGGCTCACTTGGAAGCACTTCAGTCTCGCTGTCACTATCTGGATTTGACTATCGACACCGAGCGTGACAAGATTCTGCGTATCAAGCAGGTTCATCGTGACGCCGACGGTGGCCTGTTCAAGGAGTACGAGTTTGAGAACGGCGAAGGTGAACAGGCCCTCGACTTCATGTTCTCCAATATCAAGCGTTTGCGCGAAGTGTCCTTGCGTATGGCACTCAAGATTGCGGACTTGATCAAGATCAGTCCTGACAATTGGAAGATGCTGGCTGAGAGTACTTGTATGCATCGTGTTGGCGCTAAGCGGTAAGGAGTAT